AAAGCCGCCCTACCTTATCCAATCAAGTTTTCAACAAGTGAAAACGAATATGAAGATCAAGACAAGTATCCGCAAAAAATGTCTTTGTTTATTCCTTCCGAATCTGTTTCAGCCTTCTGTGAAGAAGTTATGAAAATGGTAGACACCAAACAAAAGAAAGGAAAAGTTTGGGATTACTCCAAGAAAGAAGAAGTCGAAGTTGATGGTATCTACATCAACGCAAAAGCAAAAGAAGGAAAATATGGATTATTTGGGAATATAAATCTAAACTTTATCGAGCCTACAGCGGGCGATGATATTCCTTTTTAATTCTTGAATTATTATCACCATTTTCTTTTTTAAGAGTTATCTTTATTAGTTCTGTTTCGAGATCGCCAATTTTTGCAATGCAATTTTTGATGATCTCGTCTTTTTGCCAATTTTGCCGCTGATAGTTTACAGCTACATCAAGCAAATATTCAAAGTCAGTTATCTCGGCCAACATCCGCGCCTGAATCTCAAGGTAAAGTTGATCCTCAAGCGTTTCTGTTATGGTAAGCCAATCATCCCAAGCCATAGCAACATGACCTCCTTATATTTAAAATAGGCTAACTTTTGGGGAATTAGTTAGCCCATTTTTTTGCAGAGAAGGCATTGACCACCAGATGCCTTATCCTTAACATAACTTAAAGTTATGTAACAGGCCATAACTTTTCCTTAACCAGTTTGACAAGTTCATTATCAATGTCTGTCTCCGTGGATGCCGCATAGTCTTCAAGCAATCCTACGACAAGCGATTTCACAGCATTGGATTTGACAAAGAACCTCAGTATTGGCTTAATAAATCGAATCATGTTTTTGTAATATATTCTTTTCAACTGTAGACAAATTTGCTAGTTTTAGCAAAAAGCCTTAATTATGGAAGAAGAAGAAACCAAAGACGGGATGAATTGGGTTTCTACTGGAATCCAATTTATTGTGTTGATTTGGTCTTTGGCGGTTATCAGCTTTTCATATTATGGAAACTCGCCAAGGCAAATTGATACCACCTTCGCCGCCGGAATTTTGAGTACGGTTTTAGGAAATTTTGGGCTAAATATCAAAAAAAATGGCGAAAAGAAGAAAAACAAGCTTATAGTAGACAATAAAGACTCCAAAGTAGGTACTAAATGAAAAAGCTGTTTTTGATTGCCGCCCTCTGTGTTCCATCAGCTGCCTACTGTGATATTCAGAGTACAATGACCTCATCAATCAAGCTAGAAAGTTTGAGTGCCGCCACCTCAGCCGACAAGATCGGCTCCTCTTACAGCATAAGTGGCACAAATATCACAACTACAAGCGGGGACGCTGCAAGTGTGGGTGGCTTTGGATCTGTTACAAATGGAGTTCCCGCAGTAACTATGCCAAGTGCAACACAAACCACTGCTGGTGAAACTTTCAGCTTCACTCAGTCATACCTTGAAGGTGATGCTACTGCTGGATCAGCACCAACTGTCGGAACAGTAGGCAACTTTAGTGATCTGACATCAACAGCCGCTGGTTCAGTAGGAACAGCAGCCGTCACTTTAGATCATCACACAATGTCTCTTACAGGTGGAACAGGAACTGGGATTGTTCTTACTGGTCAATTTGTTACAGACTTAACTGTTGATTAATGTGGAAATATCTGCCATTAATATTTTTTATTAGCCCTGCCTATGCGATTCCAGTAGTCCCTAATTTTAATAGTGCTACCTCAACAAGTCGGTCTGTGACTACAAATAATTTGACGGAGCAAATCCGTGAAGTTCGCTATAATTCAGGATATACCTACAGTATCACAGGTTCTGGTATTTCATGCGGCAACTGTGATTCAATATCAATGCCTAATGCCACAGTCACAGAAACCATCAACGGAACTACTTATGAATGGACAGGCTTAAATCTGGATCAAAAACCAAACTGGCAACAAACCTCGCAAAGCTTTCAATTTTCAGAGTTTTACAAAGGCCCATCTTTGGAATCAATAATCGACATAACAAGAACAGTTCAATCAGAAATAGTCACAGACACCACTATTATATTTTCCAACTGATAACCCTTTTTTCTTGTCTACCTAGTTACGCCAATCAAAGTACAATAGCCAATCCTCAATCGAATACATCATCAAGCGTTAGTAATTTTGCAACGCAAGTATTAACGGGGCCAATGACAGAGAACAGTTATGGTGCTGGTATTCAATGTTCTGGAGCTACACTATCAATCAGCCCATTTGCAACTACATCAGTCGCAATAAAGCGTCCTCAAGACTACATCTTCCATACACCAGTTTACAACGAAGCAACAGATGATAATGGCAACCTTACAAATGCGGGTGAGATTTTATTTTATAGAGAAAATTATAGCGGCAACAAAGATTCTACATCTTTTAATTTTGGCATAGCAGCTACAATATCCGTCCCACTTGATAAGCGTTTTCAAACTGCTTGCCTCAAAAGTGCGACTACTCAAGAAAAGATAATGCGGCAACAATTATCGACAGCCAGATTGAACTACGAATTAGCAAGGCTTAAAAATTGCCATGAACTAAGAGTTAGTGGTGCTGAGTACTCAAAAGACAGTGACTATTATGGGCTTTGTTCAGATATTATTAGTAAACCTAAAATGAACCAAGTTATCCCTCATACACACAAATTGAAGCAGTAGGCAAGCACGGTTAGACTTGCCTACCTAGACGCCCTATCCATTGCCGTGGCGAATAGGGTTTTAAAATTCTAGCTTATTTTTTTTTCTTTGTTAACTTTTTTATAGCAGTCTTGATAAGGTTCTTGAGTAGGTTGGCTATGATGGGTGAACTAGCCGCAGCAACAGCAATAATTGAAGTACTAACAAGAATAGGAGGGCTAGGAATCCATTTTTCAACAAAGGTTGAATCTCTGTAGATTTCATAACATTGACCATTTTTAATTGAATGACCTATGACGATTTGCAGCCTTAGCTCATTGGGATAAGACCCTACGGGAATATTAGACTCATTCGGGCATTTTATAAAAAACTCTTTATCTTTTTTGACTTTAGATTTATATTCTGGCGGCTGTGGTATATCTGGTTTCGGTTGTTCTGGCTGTTTTACTGGATCGGTTGGGATAAATTTATCAGGGTGATATTCCAAAGCCTCGAATGTTGGATAATTTACAACGGGATAATCAATTTTGGGTTTATCAATAATATCTAAAGTTGTTGGATACTGTTCCCATGTTCTTGTTCTAGGAATATATATCTGTTTTATTTTTATCTGCGGTATTTCAATCCTTGGTATTTCCATCTTCTACATCACCAATAGAAATAGACCAGCCTTCTTCGCCAAACTTTCCAACTTCTTTTATTTGAGGTTTTTTAACTTTTTTATCTAATTGTTTATGGTATTTTTTTATATCATTATCAAGTTGTATATTAAATTTCTTCATACGCAACCAATGAATTAATTTATCAAGATAATATTTTAAAAGCTTTTTAAAAAAACTAAAAATCATTACTCTACAAATTGCATTTGTTTTTTAGGTGGGTCTGGTAGTTGTATAGACGGCCCTGTAACATCTGGTAAGGTATTTTTCATTACATCAGGTAATTTATTTTCCAAACTGCCCATAATCTTGTTTTTAAGTGTTCTTTCAAATTCTGGGCTTTGCATATATTTAACAGCCATGTACGCAAAGACACTCATTGACGAAACCATCAAAAATGAGATAATTGACAAAATATTTGCAAGCTTAGAAAAACTCATGGTAAAAGACGCGATACTTAGAACAATTAGTCATACATTAATTATATCTTTTCTTCTTATTATTCCAACAATCGCTCCAATGTACTTAATTATGTCTTATATGACTACCAAGGTGTACCAGAAAATGCAGTAGGTGTTTTTGATTCTGTGATTTGTGCAGCTACACTTGTTTCAATAGCGGCTACTTCGTCAGAACCTAAAGCTGCCTTCGCCCATGCAATAGCATTATCTTTACTGACTGAACCATAAGCAACAAAGCTTGACGCATCAGGGTCGGCAAGACCTACAGAGCCATATCTGTAACCAATATGGT